CCACGATTTCAGCCACCAAGCTGTCAGACGCCGGTAAGGCGCTAGGTGCTGCTCCGGTTGCAGGCGTAGTCACCGCTCCGGTTGCTGTAAATACTACTGCAATGGCTGCCACCTCAGACGTACAATGCTTCGCTCCTGTCACCATCACCCTAGAAGCTGGCTCAGTAGTTGACGGTGTTGGCAAAACTCTGGAAATCAATGCGCTGACTACAGGAACTGACTTACTGACCCGTTGCGCCTATGCCGGTTCGATCACTCCTGTCACTTTCATTTCAACATCCGCTACTCCTGTCGTGATTGCTGCGACTTCGGAATACAAAGCCAAACTCACTGTATCACGGGCTGTTGATAACTTGCAAGAGATTCTAACTGCTGGCGGCGACATCGCTCTCAAAGTTAGCTATACCGGTACTACTGCAACCGTTACCATTACCGATACTGCGGTTACTTCAGTCGTTGCTGGTGGTTCAGGAGCTGCTCTTCCGGCCATTACCCTAGCTGATTATCCTACTATTGCGGATTTGGCAAGCTTTATCAATGCGCAGACCGGCTGGAAGGCTGCGGTAGGCTCAGCCGCTGCTGGAAATCTACCCACCAGCGCTCTTGACAATGGCACTTTTAATGTTTGCTCAACCTTCGGCGCACATGTTGGCCGAATCAAAGCAGACGGTTACAACTTCTTCAATACTATCAAAGACGGTTCGGCGCTTGTCCAGCTAAACACTACTCCAACTCAGGCCGCTGCTGGGTTGCCAGTCGTTGCTGCTCTCGCCTATTTGGCCGGTGGATCGAAAGGTTCAACCACCAGTGCAGAGGTTCTCGCTGCGATTGATGCGCTGGAAGCCGTCCAAGGTAACTTCGTAATCCCGCTCTTTAGCCAAGACGCCAGCCGCGATATCATTGCTGGCCTAACGGAAAGCGGCTCGACGTATACCATTGAGGCTATCAATCTAGCCGTCAAGACCCACGTACTCAAGATGTCAACGCTGAAGAAACGCCGGAATCGTCAGGCGTTTCTATCAATCGAAGACACCTTTGCCAATCAGAAAGAAGCAGCTTCGAATCTAAGCTCAAGCCGTTGCTCAGTCGCTTTCCAAGACTTCAAGCAACTCACTTCAGCCGGTACTATCAAACAGTTCCAGCCTTGGATGGGTGCGGTCATTGCCGCTGCCATGCAGGCCGCTGGTTTCTATAAGGCTATTTTCTTCAAAGGTATCAATACTGTTGGCACGGTCCATGCAGATGGTAGCTTCAAAGAAAACAACGACAGTCAGGTTGAGGAAGCACTGAAGGCCGGTCTCATGCCAGCCCGCAAGGCACAGACTGGCGGGTTTATCTGGGTTTCGGATCAGACCAGTTATATCAAAGACGAGAACTTTGTCTATAACTCAGTTCAGGCTGTCTACACTGCTGACCTGATTGCGCTAACCACTGCTCAAAAAATGGAAAAAGCGTTCGTTGGACAGTCGGTTGCCGATATCTCAGCAGCGCTGGCCCTATCATACCTAGAAGGCCTCATGGCTGAGTTCCTAAGACTCAAGCTCATTGCACCTTCTGACGACGCACTGAAGGGTTTCAAGAACGCCAAGATCCGAATCAACGGTGGGTCAATGTTTGTCAGCGTCGAAATCAAACTCGCTGGCGCTCTCTACTTCTCATTGATTGACTTCTTGGTTAGCCCGGTTGTTCAGTCAGCGTAATTTCAACAAAGGATAAAATCATATGGCAGCTAAAACTGTAACGGGCGCAAGAGCGCAAGTCATGATCGGAAACAAGATCGTTGGCATTTTTAACAATATCAGCTTCGGTCTGAATTACGACTTGGCACCTATTTATGTGCTGGGCCGATATACGGCTGCGGAGACTGTATTTACGGCACAGGAAGTTGTCTCGGTATCTGCTACCGGGTTCCGTGCTGTTGGTGCGGGTCCATTTGAAGCCGTGAGCTTGCCATATCTTAAGCAACTCATGGGCCATGAATACATCGAATTGGCTGTTTTTGATAGACAAACCAACCGAAAGGTTGCCCAGATCCACGAAGTCAGACCTACTGGCTTTAGCACCTCAATCGGCGCTCGCGGTATCGAAGAAATTTCAGTTTCGTTTACAGGCATCTCACTGGAAGACGAATCGACCGACGGTCAGGGTTCGGCAGGTCCAGACGGCGAGCTTCCCAACGCTACTCCGAAGTTCTAATATTCAGTTTCAGTATCAATAACGAACACCCCTTACTTACCGGTTTGGGGTGTTTTTATTTTTTTCGGGAGCTTGACTTTTTTCAATTCCTTTTTAAGGTCCTTAAGGCTCTTTAAAAGGGCTTTGAGCTTCTCCGTAAGCAAAGCGTCGGCCTTTTTAGTGCCTTGTGTATCTTGGATAGCCTTCTTGTCAATCTTTTTATTGGTTTTTTTCATCGTTTTAGTGCCTTGTGTATCTTGGATAGCCTTCTTGTCAATCTTTTTATTGGTTTTTTTCATCGTTTTAGTGCTCCTAACTCCACAAATGCTGCCCTTGGGACTTTCGTAACAAGGAACCCCATTAACATCAAAGTGACAGTTTCCTTCGTCGTCGTACCAGTTAGGCATTCGCGTCCTCAAGTAGGTCTAATACAACTTCGGCACCGGAATCAAGAAGATATTGCTTAATACTTTCTACTTTGCCAGCCCGCAGCTTGAACAAAGCGTCCGGACATTTGCTTAGCTTGGCCTGTTTGGCAAACTCTTTCTGTGCTTCTTTCTGATCCGCAATGTGGTCTACTTTGATAGACGTATAGTCTTTTGTAAGGTCTTTGACTAGGTTCTGAAACGAAGTCGTTGCTTCTTCGAATAGAACTTTCCATTCTGGGAAGTAGCTCAGCACCTCAGCACCTTCTCCGGTTAGCACGATCCCCAAGATTTTCTTGGGAGTAGGCCCTTCGTTGCCCTTCAAATGGTGCAGCGAAACATAGTTTGGGTGCTTGATTTTGATACGATTGAACTGATCGTCGACTACGACATATCCTTCTGAATCAATTCCAGAGAAATTAGCAAACGTATTGATAATTTCATCCAATGAGCCAAGTCCAAAGGTCTTGACCTTTTGATAGTTAGGATAATACAAGGACCGTACCGGCTCTTCTTTCTGGGTCAGATTGTTTCTGATCCCAATAAGCGTTAGCTGAGCCTTTCGGTACGGAACTACAATTCGGTTATAAGGAGAAGTCAGTTCAAAGATAAAGGTGAAGCCATTTTGGGAGATCATGGGCAGTTCGTACCCCATGGATTTGTAGGTTTCCCAGAAAAGCTCTGCGAATGTTATCTCGAATCCATGGACATTCCCACCCGCATCTGGCGAGCCATTAGAAGCAACACGCCATTCTCCTTTGTACCAATACATGGACATAATAGAGCCGTCCAGCTTTTCCTGCACTACAGCGCTTGTCCAGTCAATCTTGGCCGCATTGGGCTCGTCGGCATTGAAGAACTTGGTGAAAGGGAACGACACCACTTTCCAAAAATCCGATTCATCCAAGATCAGGCCGCGACATTCTCTAACAATCGGAGAAGTCATATCGGCATTGATTTGATTGTACTTTAACATTACCAGATTGTTAAACTGGGAATGCCGACGTACATCAATGCCGTAGGTATCGGGCAACTCTTGAAGAGCGATTTCTTTGTTAAGCAGTTTCTGTTGAATCTTTAGCATAAGTTAGTTCTGGTCTTGGCTCAGGAGGTACTTCAGATAGTCGTCTATATTGATAGTAATGGAGTCTCCTTTATAAAGCGTGGCTCTCCATCATGCGTTCGATTCGTTCTGGTGTAGGTTTTTTCATTTTGTTACTCCGAAAAGCCTGAAGTAATCGTCTATGTTTAAGGAGTACGACATCTTAGATTTGACGGTGTTCATTTTGTATAGAGTGATTTCGGGGGCATCTTGGGCATAGCTACACAGAAAAACTTTTGCGATGCTTGTCTCATAGACGATCGTTTGGTCGAAAAGCGCATCTAAAAATGAACCATCGAAGCCTTCAACTAAACGGAAATCTGCATACTCAAAAGTCGCATCTTTTAGCAGACATTTTTCAAACCGGCAACTATCAAGTCTCGAATCCTCAAAATTTGCGTTTGTTAAGTCGCAGTTAACAAAGTCTGCTCCGCTCAGGTCAAGAAATGACAGGGTTCTTGAACCTAGATCCATATTGGAAAACTCAGCACGTTTTCCTTTGCTTTTCCCGATGACCCAATTTTCATGGTCTTTGACGATTTTTGCTATCTCTTTTTTAGTAGGTCTAAACATAAACGATCTTGGCTGGACTCGAACCAGCGACCCTCGGCTTAGAAGGCCGATGCTCTAATCCATCTGAGCTACAAGACCTTCCTTTTTGGTGTTGATAAACTTCATTTATTAGGGGTGGTTTCTTTGAATATATTTCACGGCTTGGTCTGCTGTGTCGAATTTTGCGATAGTCCGTGGAGTTCCATACGAAGTTATTGTTAGCAAGAATTCTCCCGGCTTGGTCTGAAGCTTATATGAGCCGTACTTGCTGCAAGTGTCTTCCAAGATGTTGAACCAAACATAACCGTCTTCGTGAGGAGTGAGAACCTTCATGAGAGTCTCTATCCCCGCCACTGCCTTCTTTGCTCCTTCGTTTGTTTTATCGACCCCAAACGAAACTGCAACCTCCCCTGTGTCGGTCCAAATCCCGCCCCTCCGCATACCGAACTCTTCATGGAGCCGATTGCTCAAATGTGCATATGCGACCGAAGACGAATCTTTGTTCATTTCGAACAGTTGTTTCCAACCTATCTCAGGGTTCTGAGCCAAAACCAAAGCGTCTCTTTCGTCTTCCAGCTCTTCAATTTCATCGTAGCTAGAACGAAGTCGATCGTCGATAGGCTTCTTCTTGGCAAACAACTCAGTTCGCTCTGCCTGAAGTTGTTCGATTTTACTCTTAATTTCTTCCAGAGTCATATTAATCCTTTTTAAGCCGCCCTTTCAGGTTTTTGATATCCAACATCAGCTTCTCAATTTTTTCCCAGTACATGGTTCTATCATCGAAGAGAGCCTGTTGCAAGCGGCGAATCTCCTTGTTCGCTTCTTCTAGCGAGACGTGATCTGGAGTCATTTCGTTGGGATCCATTTTCATACTAGCGTTTCGACGGCGTAGTTGTTGTCCATTGCCTTGACGGCTTCCACCACGATCTGGTCTTTCGCATCAGAAACAAGATCAATCGAGATGGACTCTTCGGTCGGGGCGGTAATCACAGCCGGTTCTGGTTTGGTTTCAGGAACGGGACTATCAATAACGATTTTGTCGCTGCGATCCAGCAGACCCGTTTCAATCTCTACGAAGCTTTCTGTCACGTGGCGAGTAATACGAGTGCCAACTACGGCATTGCCAAGCTTTTCCTTCAGGTCCGCGATGTAGGCCTGAGCCTCTTCCTTGGTATCTACCTCGATTCGACGGATCGATTTGGGCTCGAATTTGTTCTTGACCACAACGACTTCGGCTTCAAAGATAGTATCAGACATTTTATACTCCTGAATTATGATATATTTGCTTCCATTCTGCTGGCAATACAGCGCTTTGCATCTTTTGATACAAGCTATAAATGGTGTTTCGTGGCACTGAGTGTACATTACGAGCCACACATACGTCAATAGGGCAAATGATGTTAACAATACTGAACTCAATATCAGCGTCTTTGGAGTAAAATTGAATCTCGTCAATATAGGGCTGGATACTTTTCTTAGTCAGATTGGTATTGTCAACAAAGATGGCACAATTTTGCGCATTGGCCAATGTCCTAGCGAACTTTCCTTTGCAGGCACCATGAGCTTCTGGAAGTCTTTCAGGATCGTAGTCGTACTGAAAACAACCAAGAGCCGAGTCCCACTTCATGAACGAGTGGTCAGCAGAACAAACGACAACATCGATCCCAAGGTCTTCAAAAACCTTGGACATATCATTTACATACGTGGACTTTCCGGAACCCGGTAGTCCACGCATTATGAAGACCTTGATCTGGGGTTTCATTCACTTGTCTTCGCTTTTGTCTTCCAAGAGAGCCGTTGCCTGTCGACGAGAAGAAGTAAAGAGGATATGTACAATGCTATATACGAGGTAAATCATATACAAGCCAATAGCATCGGTAACCCCAAAGATCTGGGGTGCCGGTACGTATGACAGTACCTGTCGTACAAATACCGCCAAAAACGCCGAACCGATCAGCGTCTCAAGCAAAGCAAACAGCCACAGCAGAACAAACGATTTCATATTCATTTTTTCACCTTATCTGTATGCCAATTACACCAGCGAGAGTGACCTATTTCACCCTTTTTGTACCCTACTTTTGCTCCACCGCATTCACATCGGTCTATAACTCTATCAAAATCTAACTCCAATGTACAGGCTTTTACTGGAGTCTCTCCAAAGTATATTTCTTCGTAGCCACAAACCCCGCAAACCCTAGGGGCAAATGGAGGATCGTCCGGGTCTTTAGGCCTGAAGGAGTGCATAGACGATAGCAAACAGTACGGTTGCGTCAAACAAACCGGCGAGAACGAGGGTTTTTCGAGTGATTCGCATTTGAGATTCTCCAAGACACTGCGTTGTTGTGCGATGGTTATATCAAAACGAGTACCGTTGTGTCAAGTCCTTAAATGCACAGACGTGGAATCGAACCACGAATGCCCGAAGGCCACAGATTTACAGTCTGCTGAGCGCCATCGCTCACTCTGTGCTTAATATTGGCCCACCAAGAGTTGAACTTGGATCTAGCACTTATAAGGTGCTGGCTCTAACCGTTGAGCTATAGGCCGGGAGCTACAAACAAACTACTTTTTCTAAAATACTCAAATGTATCAGAATTACAAACAACACGGTTATATACAAATTGGAGTGCGCCGTCAAATGTATAATACTCTGTAGCTAAAGCTTTTGATATCCAAGATAGTAGTCGTCCAGCTTGAAACTAACAATCCCGTCCGGAAAGGTCTCGTTAAGATAAAAGCTGATATATCCGTTGTCAGTCAAAATCACTTCCAGAAGGGAATCTTCCAGAACACGCAAAACACAGTCTGGATCTGGCTCTTTAAAGAATCGCGGCTATCAGCACTTTCGCAGTGAGAACTAAACGCCTCAAGAAGTTCATTATTTACCTGTAGACCCGAGTCCGCCACCCCCCCGAACAGTACCGTCTAGTTCGTCCTCCGTCAATACCGCAATGGCATGGGCGGCGAATACAATCTGGGCAATGCGATCTCCCGGCTGAATAACGAAATCCTTGTCTCCGTGATTGATAAGAATGACCTTGATAACACCACGATAGTCCGAATCAATCGTTCCGGGAGAATTCAACACGGTTACCCCGTGCTTGGCTGCTAGGCCAGACCGTGGGCGAATCTGGCCCTCATAGCCATGAGGGATTTCCAAGCTAACTCCGGTTGATACAATGCTAAAGGCTCCGGGCGCAATCTTAATTTGATAGTCAAGATGGGCATGGAGATCCATTCCAGCCGACCCTTCTGTTTGGTACTTCGGTTTGATAGCGCCCTTTTCAAGTTTAATTTTCAATTGAATACCTTTTATTTGATTGGGTGGAGAGTAACAGTATAGTCACAAGACTCGTAAAGTTCTACTACTTTTTGTAAAGTATCTGCGTTCATTACACAAACAGTATCGTCATTGTTTACTTCATAGCTTTGGAGCTTCAAAAAGAGTGCATCGTAGTTTATTTCAATGTTTATGGCGTATGCATTTCGGACAGTATCGTCAGACATGTAATTAGATATAAGCGCCGTAAAGGCGCTTATGGCCTGAGCATTCTCGTCTTTATTGTTAACAACGCCAAAAATATAGTCGGACATTGGTGTTTTAAAACAGTTTTAGCGATTGATGCAATATCACTTCATAACCTTGGTTTTGGATAAACTCGATTATTGAACCCAGAGTGTCTTCAGACAAGACCGCCGTGTAGTTACCAAACAGCCAATCGTCCTCGACTTTTCCGGTTGCAATTTTGATAAGCTCGTACCTTACAGACTCTTCAAAAACAATCTCCGTACCTTGAGTAAGGGTCACCTTGTTGTCTTCAATCGAATTGTTAATTTTGAATTTAAATAAGGATAGCTGCCAACTAGGCTTACCTACGATTTTGATATGCAAATTGCCAATCTCGGCAGATATTGTTACTTTGTCCATATTGATATAAATGAGCCGCCGACAATCCTTTTGGCAAACGTGTTTAAGCTAATATACGGTTTTTGTAAAGCAGGATCTGCGATATAGACTCTTGAACCGGAAAACCCTCTTACCACAATCCAGTGGTCTGAATCAACATAACAAATCAGTATTCGGTTTTTCTTGGACTGGGACTTCATGGCACGCAATGTGCAGAAAGTTTCTGAAAACACCTTGGTCGTAAGTCCGTATACATTTAGCGTAGCTACTATGTCTTTTTGATATGTGCCTGAATTCCTGTCTGTATTGAGCAGCTCAGACATAACAGGCCTATGAGACTTGTCTATACCAAACAGTTCTGCTATCATATAGACACAGCATCTGCCGCAGCTATAGTCGTCGTTTTGATATATAAACTTAAAGTTTTTGATAAAGTCCATGAGCAAGACAGATAATAACACAAAACTTAGTCTTAGAGAAATGACGTATTAATGTATAAGCCAACACAGATCGAAATAGATAAGATGATGGAGGCCCATTCTGTTTGGCTGTCTAGTGCTCCCAATGCAGGCAAACAGGCTAATTTTAGCAATATGGATTTGGAAGGCATCAGCCTTGAGGGTCGGAACTTGTCGTTGGCGATACTTTCCGGGACTAAATTTGCTGGGTCAAATCTTCGAGACGCCTCACTTTGCAATTCTATGTTGAGTAAAAAAACCAATTTTGTCGGCGCAAATCTAGAACAGACACACATCAGCAGTATGAATCTATCGCACTGCTCTTTCGATCCGGTCGGGCTTTCCAAAGCCCTGTACCTCTACAACGTAACTGTTGCTATTCGAGGTCGCAATTTTCTGAGGTTATTCACCCATACGCCGGATCTAACTACAGAAGAGGTCTTGGAGATAACGAAGCCACAGCCACAGACCACAATATTAAGATACCACAACTTAATAGATATCAATCCAGACCAGTTTCTAGATTTGGTAGAAAGTGGGCTTTTTAGCCCCTAATCTTATTGTTATGCCTTACAATAACAATACTAGTGCGGTTATTTTTGAGTCACATGAAGAAAGACTCCAGACGGTAGAGTCTAATCAGACGGAACTAACCGCTAAGATTGCGGAAATTGCCAACGACCAAAAACATGTGGTCAAGGCTCTTGAAGACTCTACAGATAGGGTTGTCGGAGAATTTGAAAAGCTCCACTCAGATCTGGGCAAACTCCACACAGACCTTAAGGGGTTTGATTCCCGTCTAGCACCCCTTGAACGGCAAGAAACCATTCGTGGTAATCGCTATAAGTGGTGGATAGCTCTCGCTACAACTGCAATTGGCGCTTTTATCGGTGCAGTTATATCAAAGATAGTGGGGTAAAACCCAAATGAAAACAAGCTACAAAGAAGCCATTTCGAGCAAGAAGCTATGGTTTAGCGTGTTCGCTATATCAATAGCCTTTGTCTTTGCGTTTGTGGCTGCCAAGTACGTCCTGACCATGGTCCCGATGTACGAAACGTTCTCTGGCACGGTTATTGCTATAACTGCGGCATACCTGACAGGCAATGTAGTGAACAAGCTGGTTCTGTCTAAGGCCAAGACGCCAGAAGATCCCGATCAGAAGTCCTAATCTAAGCGGCGTTAATCTAGGGTTTATATGTCTTTTTAACCCGGAGATTAACAAATGCGGATTTCTACTCTTTTCGTGCTGGTTGCGTTCACATTCAACTGCACTCACGCCGCACAGGCCCAATCCTTTTCAAGCTCCGGGCTTAGAATGGACGTTTCGAAGGAAACCGGCATCCTACCTTCACCTACAAATCACTATGTGCCGAAGATCGCGTTTGAGGCCGAGGTCGATTCAGACACAGTGGACCAAGCCATCACACTAATCAAAGCTTTGGGCGAACAAAAGGCAGAAGCCATCATTATTGAATGGAACTCTCCGGGGGGCTCAGTGGAAGACGGCTTCCGCCTAGCCAAGGCAATCGAAAACAGTCCAGTACCAGTTATTTGCGTAGTCGACGGAACTGCCGCTTCGATGGCAGCTTATCTGCAACAGTCGTGCCATGTTCGCATTATGACCAAACGGTCGACTTTAATGATTCACGAACCAGCCATGGGCGGAAGATTCAGCGGTCAACAAACCGAATGGCGCTCTATTGCTGACTGGCTTGCTGCAATGACCAAAGCGATGGTTGAGCACATGTGCCGTCGCACTAAGATCTCCCCAGCAGATATGGAAGATAAAATCCGTGGTGGCAGTATGTGGTGGTTAGCTTGGGGCGAAGCCAAGTCTCTGGGCCTCGTGGATGTAGTAGTGGACTCAGTTTCCGATGTTACTTCATCGTACAGAAACGATCTGCAAGCGCCTGCAAGCCTTTAAGGCTCAAGGATTACCAGCTTTAGTTCGTATTCGAAGTAATTACGAGCGCCTTTACGATTCCAATAGTCTACGTAACGGTAGGCGTCGTCGATATTCATGGTCCCTGCTAGGTAGGGAATCGATTCTGGGTCTCGATCTTCAGTCGAGTTTACGATTGACGCTCGGCCTGTTTTTAAAGGTAGTTCTGATCGGCCCGCTTTTTCTATATAATACCCTTCAGCAGTTACTATCATTTCAAGCACCTTAGCTTTCATGTGAAATCAACCCAGATTTCAACCTCTTCGTGGGTTCTTTCGTATTGCACAGTCCAGTATGAAATGTATTGATATATAACATCTGTATTACAATATACGTTTATAAATCCGAGACTTTCGTCGATCTTTGAATCGTCGATTATTCCGCCCGGCCAACTTTCTTTGCTTGCTTTTCCATCTATTCTGGCTTTGATTTTGTACTTTGACAGAAGCTTCATAGCTCGGTAATGTCTGTAATCTTAAGATTTTTGGGAATCTTGACTCCGTTCATCTTGGCAAATGCTTTGATGATGTAAATCAAGGCCGATTCGAAGAAGAAATTATCGCGGCCTTCCCATTCAATCTTAACAATCTTAGTTTGTTTCATTTTTAGAACCCTAGAGCGATACAGCTTGGACATCCATTGTGATGGTAATGTAGCGGGTCTTTTTCGGGACAATCTCTTACACCGCATTGGCTGCACTCAAGTTTTGCGGAAGAGTGGCCGCACGGTCTTTGTATATATGCTCTTAATCCGGCAGTCAATGCTTCCTGCTCTAATTTAAGGAGGTTATCTATGTTGCATCTAGCAACAATCATTACTTCGGCAAGAACCAAGTCTTTTAATTTATCAAAAGACCCTATATCATCAAGATAGTTATCAACATAAAACCTACTAACAGTTTTCTGGACCACAAGCCCATAAATGATTTCATTCATGGAATGAGCCTGATCGTAATCTGATGCGGAATTATGTGGTTTTCCCAATAGTCCTGATACCTATAGAGCTGATCTGAATTACAGGCAGTTCCCATGCATCCAAAATTTTCCCAATCGGGCAAGCAATCCTCGATTTCGACTTCGAACGAATCGAAAGGCTTCCAAGTACTCAGATATAAACCTAGATATACACCTTCAATACGGGCTTTCATCGGCTGTCTAATTCAAAGAAAATTTCATACAAAGGCCATTGCTGTTTAAGCCAGTCCATGTATTGATATATATAGTCAGTATTGACTGTAGTCGGCCCGAGGCTTTTCTCTCGAAAAGGATCTTTGTCCAAAACGTCGTCGCTAACACCAAAAACATACTGGGCCTCTCCAACATCGGATATCCCGTTTAATGTCCAGTGCGCGACGATCCTAATTCTTTTCATTCTAATTCTTCGATTGTCAGATTTAGATTTAGTGAAGGCAATTGGGATCGAAAACTGAATGCCAAGTTATGGCTGCTTCGTATGTCATAGTTCGGTGATGTCTATTATCTTCAGATTTTTAGGTTGCTTGACACCATTCAGTTTCGAAAAGGTTTTGATAATATATCTCAAAACGCTTTCGAAGAAAAGATAATCGTTTCCTTCCCATTCTATTTTAACAATCTTGGTCTGTTTCATGTTTAATTTTATCGAGGGTAGAAAAAAATACCAAGCCTCTTTCATTTGCCAAAACCGATCACTGCCGTCTTCTTTGGTTTAACTCCCGTTACTACCTCTGTTTTTTCCTTAGATAGCAGATAAACTTCGGCAAGGGTATAGCTCTTTGAAGGCTCGGGTAGTTTTTGTCCGGGGCATAGCCGATCCAACACAGCCTGTGACTGTTCCGGAGACAGTCCAACGACTTCCATATGGGCAGATAGACGACCGGGACGCATGAGCGCTTTATCAATGTCCATGAATGTCGCATTCGTGGTTGCAACGATACGAATGTCAAGCAGACTGCCCAAAATACCGTCGCAAAGATTCAGTACGGTCGAAATAGCAGACATATTGCCGTTTTCACGGTTGACCAAAGTCTCGTCGGCATCTTCAATGATAAAGACCAAAGGCATTTTTGCTCCTTTGTCCCTTCTGAGGCCGATCATGGTGGGAATGACCTCGGGATTGGTCAGTTGCTGAATCATTGCGGCTGGGATTACGCAGAAAATGGCATTTTGGGTTTGACTCAGCAGGCCTTTGATCAGGAAAGTTTTCCCAGTACCAGCCGGACCGTTAATGATTGATAGTCTGCCGGTAGGATTGGCAGAACCCAAGTCCCTTACGATTTTTTTATAGCCTTCAATCACTTCTGGGGAGTAATTCTCTGCAATGATTTTTTGACCAGAAAGACCCATGGGGGTGAAACTCAGGCCACTGTCTGAGGCTGTCAGAACATAAACAGTTCCAGTGGGAGGTACGGTTCCCAACGAATCCATTATCTTGTTTACTTCTTCGCTGAAATTTTTATCAATAGATGCAAACCGAATCGCAATATCACGCCAAGCAGAAACCTGTACATAGCCTCCGTCGAGTGCCCAAGAAGCACCGTCCTTCCTAAGCTCAATAGCCCTGCCTCCATACTTTTCCACCAGTTCTTGGACCCGGCTGCACGTCTCTGTAAAGTCCGCAATGCCTTCTTTTCTTCCGCACATTACGGGTCCTGAGTTGCCCATCACGGCATCGTAAGTAAGGGAAAGTTCTGCCCAATTAAGATCAACGGTGCTGTCAGTCTGCCCAAACGGGAGTTGTTTAATATGCTTTGCCCAAGAAACTGCCTTCAGGTCCTTCGGATCTGGGGTACTCATTTATTTCCTCGAATCAGTGCTGGAAAACATCAGGTACATAAGCAGAAAAATGATACAAACGACGAAAATCTCTTCTAAAAGTTCCATACTAGATCTGAATGGTTTTAACAAAGTCGCTAATTTTGTCTTTAAATCCCCGAAGCTCATTCAGCCCTCTGTCGGTCAAGACTATAAACCCGGACCGATCCCGACAAAGCATTTCGTAAGAAATGAGCTTATCGATAAAAGCGAGGGCTACGCGATAGTCAAAGGTTTTGTCTTGGTTTTTTGATACAGCCTGATATGCGATATCATTTTTAAGTAGGCCCAAATCCACTCTTGTGCTGCTTAGGATAAGGGCTTCTTGGTAGGAAATCATATCAATGTCGTATAGCGTCTATCGTGGAAAATATATTATCTCTATGCCAGTTCGCGTGTTGAATGTCAACTCCGGGATCGGCGGGTAGATAGGGTGTACATTTCTGTACAATGTGCGCAAGTTCGTGAGCCAATGTACCGTCATTGGGGTACTGATTATTGACGAATACCAGTTTTTCCAAGCACCCGGATTCACCGGCTACGTCTACTCCGGCGTAGTTTTTCCAACTAAAAGTAGGGTGAACCCAAATGCTGTTTCCTTCGAATGCTTGACACAGCTTCCGCTCGCTCGAAAATCGATCGTCCGTGACTTTTTCCGAAAATATTTGAATGATTCGGTTTTCGGTCCACTGGACAAGTTCTTCTGTCCAGCCAGCAACAGGCATTCCGGTATTCAGTTCTCCTTGAAAAATGAGACCACATCGGGTCTCAAATTTGCCCCTGTTTACCGGCTGACATCCACACAACAGCAACAAAACAAGGGCAAGGTTTTTCATGGAATCCGTTCCTTGGAAGCTAGCAAAAAGTTGAGGGCAAGGTCGATTGTGGGTCCGCCCTTGACCAAGGTAAGCTTGCCATTGATATCGGAAGTATGGATACCAACTGCGTGCTCTCCGTTCCGTGGATCGCCAACCAAAATGCGGACCGGCTGGCCTACTAGCTGTTCGGCAATCTTTCGGGCTTGGGTTTTCGAGTTAGTGACAAGGGGCTTGTGCGTTGCTTTGACTGAAGAGTTCATTTCGTTCCTTTTAGTACTGTGTTTGGTGTTGTGTAGGTGATGGGGCTGCCTGAAGGAGGACTACTTGTAATGGATTGAGTGCTTGGGGAATACCAG